TGTTTATCAGCTCATTTGCTATTGCTGCTGCGGTATAGCTTTTCCCAGTTCCAACTTTTCCATAAAACAAGATACCTTGATTTTCTGTAAACATCTTTTCAAAGTTGTTTACATAATTATTTGCTATTTTAAAAGCTTTTTCATTTTCTGAATCTACCTTATATGTTGAGAAATCAGCAACTCTAAGTTTTGCATCCATAAGAGATAAGCGCCGTAATTCTTCCACTCGCCTCATCTCTTCCTCGAACTTTCTTTTTCTGTCCATCTCTTCTCTTTTTGTTCGTTCACACTTACAAGTGCAATGAACTATTTTCTTTGTAACCTTACCAGTTCCATCCTTGCCAGTTCCATCCTTTATGGGAAACTCGACTTCTCTTTCAAGTCTTTCTCCGCATATTTTACATCGTCGAAATCCATCCTCACCAATAAAATATTCATCCATGTCATTAACTCCAATCTCCATATGGGTTGTCATCGTCTACTTGTTTGCAATAGACGCTAACTTTTTGAGAGTGCTTGATATAATCAGTAAACGGGGTGCTATCAGAGAGAAATGTTTTGGGGTGCTTAATATACTTACTTTCAGTTCTATTTCTAATACACTCACTTGCATATTCCTTTGCAGCATCTAAAAGATCTGATTCCTTCCATCCATCATTAAGCCTTGCCTTATACTTCTTGTAAGCTTCGCCTTTTCCAACTTTTTTAGGATATGAGGACCAAAACTCTTCAAAGTTCTTCGCATACGTTTCTGTGGCTTTTGCATTGCTTTCTGCTTTTGGTGCTTGTTTCTTTTCTGGTTTTTTTTCTTTCTGCTCGCTTAATTCCAGTTCAGACCTTTTTTTTGCTCTATTCTTTCTTTGTCTCTCAGCGTCCTTTTCCCTTCTGTCCATGGCTTTATACCATTGTTCCTGCCATTGATCCCAGTCATGTATATATATGCCTGCCTCAATATCGATCCAATTGGTGGCAATCATTGCATCAACAGCCTTTTTCGGTGATATATTTTTGTCTATTCCGATAGTAAGTGCCTCTTCAATATCATCCCTATCTGCTTTGACAATTCTCCCTTCCTTGTCTGCATTGTTGATTCCCCATAGCCACAGCCGCACTAACAAGCCAAGGGCTTCATTTTGGCTGCATCCAATTTCTTTTGCAAGGCTTCTTAATTTTCCCCCTATAACTTGTTCATGCACGCTTATCCACGCCATTTTCTCACCACCATTTCTGCCTTTAAATTCTCGCTGTCAAATCATTTATTGATATTGGTCTTGTCAATATCCTGTTATGTCTGCAACAGTCACATGTATCACATTTATCTGGCTTTGTTTCTCCGTTTTTTACCCTTATAATCCTCGGCAAATTTGTCTTTACAACCTGCATGGCTTCATCAAGATAGTTCTGTGTGATCTGGATAATTTTCTTTTGTCGCTGCCGCTATGTAGAACGGCAATCTCTTTCCAGTGTTCTGATACACAATCTCCTGATATACCGCCCCTTGAATGTCATATCCCCAGTATCGAACAAAGTCTAAATATCCAATATCTGGTACCCATTTCAGCTTTGTGATTGACTCCATTACTTTCAGATCAACAATAGCAACCCCTTCAATGTAGCTATCCATTTTAATCTTCCAGTCCACCCCGTCAATCTCTCCAGTCATAATTCTTTGCTTTTCACCAGACATGTATTTCAAAAAATAGTCATCTCGTTCTATTCTAGCAATGACCTCTTCGGCTTTTTTGTACGAGCTTTTCAGCTCCCCCCTTTGTGTGAAAAGCTCTGGATTTTCTTCCTTGAATCTCTCCAGACTCCCCTCAAAATAAGAATCTACATAACTTCCAACAAGAAGTGCTGTACTTTTTTCTGGCATCCATCTTTCGTGCAATTTTTCCATTGCTGCAAACTCACATGCCATTTTCCCATATGTTCCGTTGAAGTCTTTGAACTGTGAAACCGACATGTATTTCAAATTTGCTTCTTTCCCATAATAATTTTCTTCCAACAACTCCATATGTCATCTCCCTTACTGATTAACTGTTGTAATGTCAATTTCTTCCGTATCTTCTTCCAGAATTTCTTCATTCTGTGCGATTGCAAACGGATCATCTGTTGCTACTACATCTGGCACATTATCTTCATATACCCCATCTCCGTTTTCATCATATACTTTCTGGTCATCATTTATAGCTCTCTGCATATCTACAGAAAGGATTCCCCATTTACTTAGCAACAACTTAATAACAGTCTTTAATGCCATTACTTCAAAATCTGTAGTCCATTTACTTGACTTTTTTCCTTTCTCAATATCATATCTGTATGACGATGAATACTTTCTTGCATGTTTTTCAACTGCTGACTTTGACATATACAATTCTTGGCTATATCCAACTTTTAATCGGAACCATGCGTAATATCCAGCCACATCATCTTCATTTCCGTTTTCTCTCTGTGTACACTTGCTAAAATCACTTGTAAAACTTATTTCTCCAGTAATAGGATTGTATGATTCCAGTTCGTCCTTATAAACCACAGCATAATTCATTTTTTCATAATAGCCAGATCGAATAGCCAACTGTATAAATCCCTTATACATCATCTGAAACTGGGCTTCCATGTGTTTTTCAGCCTTCCCTGTTTTGGGATTCCATTTATTGTTATTGTATGGAACAATTGCGCTAAATCCAAGGTTTCCATCAATTGGCAGATCATATGTTGCTGCCACAAATGCTGCTCCTACAATACTCGTTGCGTTACACTTTCTAAGGGTTGAATTTCCAGATACGGCATTCATTACTGATGCAATAAACTGCGGTGCTTTTTGTCCAAGCACTTCTTCAAACTTCTTCTTTGTTCTGTCTCTCGTAAAAATCTCCTTGACTTGAACAGCTGCATCATATACAGCATTTTCCTTTTCTACTTTCTTTACTTGATTTTCCATTTACATTGTCTCCTTTTCTGCTGTTGTAAATGTCTCTCCTACTAGCTTCATAAAATCTTCTGCCGATTCCTCTTCAATGCACTCCTTGCAAACTGGTCCTGCTGGCGAATCGTAATATTCTTCACCTTCAAATATAGGTTCCTTACACCAAATGCATTCATGTACTGGCTTTGGTTCTTCTGCGTTGGGACACCTTGAATCGCAAGGTGTCATCATACATATGCTGCACATTTTTCTTTCCCCTCCATTCGTAACATTGAAGTTGCGTTCACTGATTTCCTGAACAAATAGTTTCTGATTTCATCTTTGAATAGGTGTGGCAAATATTCTTCTTTGTTCTGAATTTTTCCTATTTTTCTAAAACAAAAATGTCTAATATGTTCTGCATCTTCATTTGAAATCATAATTCCCTGATTTCTGTAATCATTTACTATACGCTGTAATTTTTCCTCCATTCTTTCCTCTCTCAATAGGTGCTGTAAATATTCCGATATTGATTCCTGCAAACTTTTTAACTGCTACGATAAATTCTACATCGCTCTTTATTCCATATTCATTTTCAAGTATCTTTCTTAATTTATCAGCATCCATTCTTGCCTATCCTTTCATCACTTTTTCACCTATAAGTCTCATTTCACTAATGACTTCTGCAAGAGAATCAAGTCTTTTTAGTATATCTGATAAAACTGGCTTTTCGTCATCAGTAATAATCCCATCCGCTGCAATCCCTATAAGATCATTTTTCATTTCTTTTATCTTATCTGGATCAAACTCTCTAATCATTCTAAGTGCAATTCCCTCGATACTTCTTACTCTAGTTGCTAAGGGCATCCTTTTTCCTATCGGACATTCTTGCTTACAATACTGAGTTTTTAGCTCTGGGCAGTTATAAATGTCTGCCATCATAACAACCTTATCAACTGGCACAACTTTTGTAATATCAAGTTCGTAATCTGCCAGTGTAGATACGCAAATTCCAAGCATTTCTGCCGCTCCTTCACGGCTAGATAGTTTTTCGTTGTACATTGCAGCATTTTTTCTAGCACGAAAGTATACATTATTGTTATCTTTCATACAGCCACTTCCCATTTCTTTCACCTGCCTTTTGGTATATACTCTAATTACAGTTGAGCTTGAGCTGTTTCTGATATATTCAGTTCATCGCTTATCAGTTTTACTGCTGGTTCTGAATATATCCTTCCATTTATAATTCCGGAAGTATACTCTCTCGTTCTTCCAATTTTCTCAGCAAGCTCTGCAATAGACATGTCCCGTTTAATCAACTCACATTTTGCTGATTTGCACCACGGTGACAATTTTCTTGCCATTGCTTTCCCTCCTTTATTGTGGTTTTGTAATTTACAATTCCGCACTAAAATGTTAAAATAGATATGCTATACATTTCACTTGTTTTTTCCTTACTTCTTTGTCTTTGTGAAATGTTGTAGTGTTTTGTAACTTACAAACGTATTATAATTGGAACTTTCCAATTTGTCAATAGTTTTATTGGATTTTTCCAATTATTTTTTGGAGGTAATACTTATGTCTACTTTGCTTGATAGAATAAAAGAGCTAATGAATGATCGCCAAATCAACGCTCGGCAATTAACTTCCGAACTTGGCATATCAAGTTCTTCTCTTACTGATTGGAACAAAGGAAAAAGCTCTCCTTCTCTTGATGCGGTTATCAAAATTTCAGATTATTTTGACGTGTCAATAGATTATCTGGTTCATGGAAAAAACACTCCGACTATCCGTGAATTGGATTCTTCCGTCCATAATTTGGATTTTTCCAATCATCTTGATATAGATCTTTTAAAAAAATTTCACCAACTTACTCCTGACCTGCAGGAAAAGCTACTTGCGTATGCAGATGGTATGCTTGCCGCAATGCCGCGACAGCAAACCTCTAGTGAAAAAAGATTATCAGTATAACCGCATATAGAAGGAGGTAATCTGACCATTTTATTTCAAATGGCTCAAATTTGAATGTCACAATGTCAGACTTTCTCGTATGGGCTTATTCAGATACATCTGACCCTCTCATTCGCTCTACAGCAGCAGAATATATTGTCTCTTTAGCTCTTGGCATTACCTCGCAAACTAAGAGAAGGTTTCGTGCAGATTTTAAATCAAATCATTTTTTATTCTACAATGGTTTTAGGCTTTACGTTCGTTCTGCTTCATATGTTCAATCCTATGATCCTGATTACCCACAAAATATTTCTTTCAGCATACTTCATGGATTTCATATGGATACCAAGCCAGATGCATACATCTTTTGCGTTTTCAAAGGCATGAACCAAGATGATTCGCCTTTGAATCTTGATCTATGGGACTTCTATGTGGTAAATTTTCTCTCTGCAATTACTTGTAGGACAAAAACTATCACGCTGCAAACTCTTCTTGATAGCAGACCGTTGTTAAGTAACTATCACAATCTCAACAAAATCATACATAATATTATTGGTTTCTAGTACTTTTGCATTATGGAAGGAGGTATCTTAATGTCTGCAACAGCAACTAAAAACAGAGTGGCAATTTACGTTCGAGTATCAACACTTTATCAGGCAGATAAAGACTCTCTGCCAATGCAAAAGCAGGACTTAATATCATACGCAAAATTGATGCTTAACACTGATGACTTTGTCATTTTTGAAGATGCTGGCTATTCTGGGAAAAATACAGACCGCCCAAAATTTCAAGAAATGATGTTTCAAGTAAGAACTGGAGCTTTCACTCATCTTCTTGTCTGGAAAATTGACAGAATTTCAAGAAATCTTCTTGACTTCTCTGCTATGTATAATGAGCTTAAAGACCTTGGTGTTATTTTCGTCAGTAAGAACGAACAATTTGATACTTCAACGGCTATGGGCGAAGCAATGTTAAAAATCATCCTGGTCTTTGCGGAATTGGAACGAAATATGACTGCTGAGAGAGTCACAGCAACTATGATAAACAGAGCTTCCAATGGTCTATGGAACGGTGGTCGTATTCCTTATGGCTACTGTTATAATCATGAAACTCAAAAATTTACTCTCAATAATTCTGAATCAAAAATCGTAAATCTAATTCATGACAAATACGAAGAAACCAGATCTCTAATTCAAGAGACTCGATGGCTCAATGAAAATGGCTATCGTACTAGAGCTGGAAATGAATGGAACCCTGTGTCTATTGCTATAATTCTCCGTAATGTTTTTTACTGCGGTGATTATCAGTACAATCGCTTAAAGGAAGGTAATCGTCAACGTCAAAAAAATAAGTCAGAATGGATCACTGTTGAGAATCATCATATAGCAATCGTCACCAGAGAACAAAAGCAACGCATTCTTAATATTCTCGAATCAAATGCTCGTCTCTGCAAAACCCGTAACATGTACATTTCAACAAAACATGTTCATATCTTCTCAGGTTTGCTATACTGTGGCAGTTGCGGAAATCCTATGGGATCATCTCCTGCTTCCGCAAAGAAAGACTGGCAATATTCAAAATATTCCTGCTCAACACGTAGGAAAAGCACCACTGCATGTTCTGGAAAGTCTGTCTCTGATCCAATAGTGGGTGAGTTCATCTTTAATTACATTTTAAACATGCTTAACGCTCAAAAAAGCTTTTCTACCATATCTTCTCCAAGTATTTTGCAGCAAAGATTGCTAATGGGAGATACATTTCAGTCCATAGCTTTCATAGAATCAGACGGACTAAACGACCTTTACAACATGCTACTTTCTGGAAGCATTTCTGGTGAAATCTATGGCAATGATGCCAATTTCAAAGTCTCCGATTCTGGCCTATCAAATCTTCAATCCAAAAAGCAAAAGCTTGAACGTGCATTAGATAGACTCACAAGCCTCTATCTGTATTCAGATACGGCAATTTCTGAACGAGAGTACATTGTTCAGAAAGCAAAGCTTACTGATTCACTGGATGAAATCAACGAGCAAATCGGTTTCATAGACTCCGATAGCTATAGGCAAGCAATTTCTGACAATTTATTGATTGAAAGAGCCAGTCAATTCATAATTGCCCAAAAACTTTCTGACCGAAACTACATCAGCTATAAACGCCTTGCAATGTCTGTAGATGCAGAAGTTCTTCAATCATTTGTCCGCGGAATCATTGACAACATAATCATTGATTGCGGTCACGTAAAGCAAATAACTTTCAGAAATGGTTTGTCTCATATTTTTGTATACAAAGAGCATTAAAAAATCCGGGAGCCGAACAGTTCCCGGATTGCTTATGTTTGAAACATCATTTTTAATTTTCACCATTCACCTTAAAAAGATATGCATGAAGTTTTTCGTATTCTTCTGAAAAAGGCATTTCCTCTCCATTGATCTCAACCATTCCAGCAAGTGTGCATCCATTCTGTTGAAAAAGCCACGCAGTATCTACTGCTCCGCTCCATCCAGATGAAAAAGTAAATTCCTTAATTCCATTCTCTCTCATACAATCAATCAGCCCCTTCACAGATTTGTCCAAAATACAGTCATCAAGATCAAGGCGCTTGTTCTCATTTTCCATTGCTTTCTTGTATGCCTCCCAGATTCTCATTGCAACTGGTCCTTTCTCCTTGATCACTTTCATAGCGCCATTGTATACTGATTTTAAATTTTCCTTTTCCTGTTTCGTTGCTGCTACATCAAACAGAGCTTCAACTGCTCTAACTTTGCTA